GCCTTGATTTACGGTACATTCTAAGCTGTGGTTGATGTGGTGATAGGGGGCTGGTTTCGGCCAGCTCCTTTTTTAAATAAATCTTATGTTGTATAACTTACTGATAGATTGGGAAGATCAGACTGAGGAGTCAGGTATAACTGAGCCTTTGACTGTTCAAGAAGTAAAGAATTATCTTAGATTAGAGGGTTTTATTGACAATTCTGAGTCAATATCCTCTGACTTTGATGATGATGATGTTATTATTGAAACTTTAATCAGATCAGCAAGAGAAAGAATGGAGGAGTACACAGGTTTAAGTTTAATTACTAAAACTTGGGAAATAGAATTTACCAACCTTTGTGGTAACTTTGATATTCCTTTTGGTCCTGTAAATACTATTATTTACTTAAGGGATGATGAGGGCGACTCTATCAGCACAGATGATTTTGATATATCTTTTAATGGTAGGATTTTAAAATATCCTAACTATGAAAATATGACAATGAAGTATGAGGCTGGTTATGCAAACATACCTAAAGGTTTAAAAGATGCACTCTATAAAGAGGTAGCATATCGTTATATTAACAGAGGTGATGAGAATGTTGATGGATTAAGTAAAGAAGCTATTAACATAGCATCTATTTACAAAACCGCTAACTGGATAGGATGATAGGAACTACAAAACCTATAAAGTTACTTAAGTACACTACAACTGTTGATGCTAATGGTGATGCACAAGAAACATTAGCAACTACTTATAAGCTATGGGCTGAGATAAGTGACAGTGGTGGAGGTAGATCACAAGCTGATGGTAGAACAGATGCTTCTGATACAAAAGTATTTAGGATTAACTTTAGAGACTATCCTATAACACCTGATTTTAAAATAGAATATTTTGGACAGACTTATTCTATTAGTAATGTTAGAAGAGTAGATCAACAAAGGTTTTATTGGGAGATAACAGCATTTAATATATACGAAGTAAGTGCTTAAGGCATCTTTCATAGGGATTGATCAGTTTAAAAGCCGTATAGAGTCCGCAAAGAAAGAAATTAAGGATGAAGTAGATGCGGAAGTTATGGCTGCTGCAATGGAATTTGCAGGGTTGGCTAAAAGAGACCTCAATAGTCAACCAGGATATAGAGGTGTATTGAAAAACTCAATACAGATTGAAAAGCAGGGTGACATGGCTTATAGAGTTTATACAAATGTATTTTATGCTCCATTTATAGAATTTGGAACAAAAAGTAAGTTTGTAGCTCAGACAGGTTTTGAAGAGGAAGCTGCTCAGTTTAGAGGATTAAGGGGATCAGGTGCAGTAAAATTGATTGATGCCATTACAGAATGGGTAAGAGTAAAAGGAATAGCAACAGGTAAAGAAATTAACCGAGTTTCATTCCTAATAGCAAGATCAATCTATAAAAATGGTATTTCTCCACAACCTTTCTTTTATAAGCATGTAGCACCAGTTAGAGAGAACTTAAATAAAAGACTAAAGGCGATTTTTGATGGCATATAAAAATTCATTATATCAGATTAAAACTGAATGGTATCAGACATTAAATGGTGCTATTAGTGTTCCTGTGTATAAAGATTCTGTGCCTTTATCTGCAAGTGGCAACTATGTTTTAATAAGGTCAGAAGGTTCAACTGACAGAGAATTAAATAATTCTGCATTTTTCAGGACATCTGTTATTATAGTAGATATATTGACTAAATTCGCTACTACAGGTAACAGTAAGACTGCTTATGATATAGCACAAGAGATAGATGACTTAATCATCTTATCACCTAACTCTTTTGGAATAACATTAGCTGATTTTCAGATTACACAAATTACAGTACAATCTGAGGATGAGTTATACGAAGATGATGGCTCTGAAAAAATATTCAGAGTAATTAAAAGATACGAGCATTTTATTAATCAAAATTAAATAAACAAAAATGGCAGATCCTACAACTTTGAGTGGAAGTGTGATGTACATTGAGTACTCCGACACTCCAGGCGGTGCAAAAAAGTCGGCTGTTTGCCAATCAGAGGGGTCCTTTGATGGCAGCCGCAATGTGGTTAGTGATGAAACTAACTGTGGAACTTTAAAAGTATTAGGTCCTCAAAACAACCGATTCACATTGAATGCAGTTGTTGACACGGCTCCTGATGCTACTGAAGCTTCTTACAATGATTATCAGACTCTTTATGCTAACAATACTAAGAAGTATTGGCATTTGACTGATTCAGCAGAAACCGTATATCACGGTGGCTATGGCTGGATTTCAGCTCTTGGTCAACAGAATACTAGCGGTCAGACTGCTAAATTCACAATGACTATTGAAATCGAAGGAGATATAGATACTGAACCTCAAAGCTAATCACCATGAAACAAATCACACACAGCATAGGTGGTCAGGAGAGAACTCTAGATGTGGGAAAGATGTGGTTTACCAAATATTTTGGCGAAGCCACATCTTCAGACCCACTATTTATGAATGAACTTTTGAACAAACCTGAAAAACAATTTGACTTTATTGCAGGACTTGTTTATGCAGGAATTAACTGCCATAATAAGACTTTAGGAAATCAAGAATTAATTACAATTGAGCAAGCACAAGATTGGGTAGGTGATATGGACCAAACCGAAGCTGCTATATTGATTAATAAATTTGTTGATGTAAATAAAGCCAAATCAGAGGGGGAGGTTCTACCCCAGGCAAAAGCCTGACCTGGGATGATATGAGGTCGGAAGCATTTGGACAAATAGGTCTACTTCCGAATCAGTTTTATGATTTAGAGTTTGATGATTATCTATTAGTTAGAAAAGGCTATATAGATAAAGTTAAAATCGAATCAACTATTTTGAGTTTTCAGACTGCCTTGATTTGTGAGGCATTTATAGGTAAGGGTAATGGGGCAAGGTTTGTGATGGATAGTTGGCAGCTTGATGAAAAGTCAGAGCTTACTCAAGAACAAATTAGGTCTCTACTGAAAGCTAAAAGAGAAAAAGAAGCTTTAAAAAGAATAAAACAGAATCAGAATGGCTGATATGGAAATCAAAGTCGGTGCGGAAGTCTCTGGTGCCATTGCTGGTTTAAATCAAGTCCAAAATGAATTAAATCAGACTGCAAAAGCAGCTATTGGATTTGATGATGATTTACAAAAAGCAGCTTCTAAATTAAAGCAGTTGCCTGGTGTAACAAATCAGGCTACATTTACTTTAAACAATTTTACTAGAGTTGTTCAGGATGCCCCTTTTGGTATAAGAGGTGTTGCAAATAACATTGATCCTTTAGTTGAATCTTTCCTACTATTAAGAAATCAAACAGGTAGTACATCCGGTGCATTAAAAGGTATGCTACAGGCATTAACTGGCCCTGCTGGTATTTTGCTTGCGGTTTCTACTGTTACAAGCTTAATGGTCGTATTTTCTGATGAATTAGCAAAAGTGTTTGGATTTGCTAAGAAAGCAGAAACAGGAGTTAAGGATTTAAAGGATGGTATTAATGATATATTTACTGAAACTGCAAAAGAGGCTACTGCAGTAAATGGTTTTATTGCAATTCTAAAAAACGAAACCGAAACTAGAAAAAGAAAGCTAGAAGCCCTAAAAGAATTAAAGGATATCCAGCCTGATATTTTTGGTGGATTAGAATTAGAAGGACAAGCTGTTAGAGGATTAGATGTAGCATATAGTAATTATTTAGAAAATCAAAAAACAGTAATTGCTGTTAAAGTTAAGCAATTACAACTAGAGCAATTACTTGAGCAGCAATTAAGGCAGCAAGGTATTACTTTAGTAGGTGTTCAAAAAACATTTTTTGAAGGAACTAAAAGATTACAACAATTAAGAGAAAATGACCCTGCATTACAAGGTGGTGATATAAATCAGGTCAAAGAGTTTTATAATAATATAGAAGATGCTAATACAAAAGCCGCAAAAGCTTTGCAAGGTCAAATTGATGAGGTATTTAAGGATATTATTGAGTTAAGCAAGGGTATAAAAACAACTCCAATAAAAGAAGTTGAAATAAAACCTAAGAAGATAAAAATTGATAATAAAGAATCCAAAGTAGAAATTGAAAAGCCGATTGAATTACCATCATTACAATTTGGAGAATTAAATACAAAAAGTATCTCCGATTTAAGCGATATATTAAATAAAATAAGTTTTTTTAGAGCAGAAAAAGGTTTAGATTTATTAAGAGAATATTTTAAAGGAACTACAGAAGAAGCAGAGCTATCTAAAGTCGCTATTGAAGATTTAGGTAAACTAGATATATCATCTGAGTTTTTAAAAGACCCAAAAGCATTAGAAGCGTTATTTAAGATTCTTAAAGAAAGAATGGATGAAATAACACAAATAGGTGCTATAGTCGGATCAGTTTTAACTCCAGCATTTAGTGGATTATTCGAAGAAATAGAAAATGGAGGAGATGCTATTCAGGCATTTTTTAAAGGATTGGGACAAGGAATCAAGCAATTAGTTCAAGCATTTATTCAAACAGCAGCAATTGCTGGTGTTGTATCGTTAATAACAGGAGTTCCTTTTGCAGCATCCTTTCAGACATTATCAGGTAGAATATTGCCAGGTAGAGCGAGTGGAGGTCCTGTAAGTGGAGGAAATCCATATTTAATCGGAGAAAGAGGTCCTGAATTGTTTGTTCCATCTGTAAGTGGCTCAGTAATACCGAATAACTCTATTGGTTCATTTATGGGTGGAATGTTTGGAGGTAGAAATTCAGGATCTACTACATTACGAGGTCAAGATATAATTTTAGCTTACGCAAGAACACAAAGAAGTCAAATAAGAGTTAATGGGTAAAGTCTACAGAGGTTCATTTGTTAACACACAAGTTGATTATACGGACAATAGTCCGAATGAGCAGACTTTTTATGTACGTATAACAGATTTAGCCCCGACTGATTTACCTTATAGCTTAGATTTTTATATAGATGATTCTATTGGTGGAGGAAATCAGCTTATGTATGTAAGCTGGGCTAACTTACCTATAGATACAACTCAGCTAATAATTGGGTATTCAATCGCAGGATTATCAAGTTATACTAATATAACAATTAATAATCCGGCTGCAACAGATGTGTATTCTTGGACTGCGGCTTATAACAATTACGATATAAAAATTGAGGTTGTTAGAAGTGCTGGACCAAATGAGATTTATTATATAGACTATGATGAAGTCACATTAGAATTAGCTGATGCTCCTATTGTCTTACAGACAGTAGATAATTCAGAAGATAAGTTTACAGCAATTAAAAGTAAATCATGCCGCTTACGAATATTTACAAATAATGATATTAATATATCCAACTTTTCTGTTGGTGGTGATACTCAATATAAAGTAGAGATTGCTGTAAATCAACAGAATGCGATTATATTTACTGGATGGTTATCCTTATCTGATTCATCACAGACATTTCTTCCTGATCCAAATGTATTTGAGTTAATAGCTACTGATGGTATAGCCTTTTTAAGAGATATTCCATTATCAGATGAGCAGGATAGATTAATAAGTCAAAACCATTCATTAATTAAATATATTTCTTGGTGTTTACAAAAGACTGGATTAAATCTACCGATTTGGATAGAAATGAATTTGTTGCAGGAAGGCGCAACTTATGATGATCCTAATAGTCATTTTTATAATACAGTTTACCTTAATGCACAGACATTTCAAGATGATGTAGATACATTACAGAATTGCTATTCAGTATTAGAGAAATTATTAGGCGAATTTTGTGATTTAAGTCAGCAAAAAAATGTTTGGTTTATTAGATCAACAGATGAATCAAACTATGCTTCTAAAAGAATATGTAAGTTTAGTTATGATGGCGAACCTGAAGCTTATGAAACGATTACTTATGTAAAAGACATAGGTTCAGATACAGACTATTATACTATAGCATTTATGAATGATGATGCAAGGCTATCTTTACAAAGACCTTGTAAATCAGTTATTAATGAATATAGATATGATCAAATACCGAGTTTAGTAGAGAATATAGGATTTGATCAAGGGGATGTATTAACAACGCCCGATTTAGGCGCACCAACATCAGAAGGTATTATAAGACCATTAGGTTGGACACATATAAGAGCAATCAATCAAGCACCAATAATTACAGATATTGCAAGGACAGTTCAGTTATATGAATATGGGTATTTAAAAACAACATATTTTGAACTAAAACAAGCTACTCCTATTGGTACTACATTATATGTTAATAATGTTCGTTCTTCACCGGTACAAGTGCAAGAAAATGATAGATTAAAAATATCTGTAAGTGTAAGGATAAGCGCAAGTATAAATTATTTTAATCCGATTCAAGTACGATTAACAGGAGTTAGTGGAACTACTTATGATTGGAGTCTTGATGCAAGGACATTAGATGCTGCAGGAGAACCAGTTATAAATCAATGGGAACAAGTAAACCCATCAGCATTCTCTTGGTACACATGGAATATAAATAACAATATAGGAGAGGTAGTTAGCATATCACATGAGATTGTAGTGCCTGAAGCAGGAACATTATATATTAGATTACTAAATGCAAATTATTTAGTTAGCACAATATATTTTTCATCTGATACCTGGTTTTCTGATTTAGATGTTGTCATTGAGCCAATGATCAATGGTTCTTATAATGTTTACGATAGTCAACAACATATATCTGAACAAGATATAGATACTATAAATAAAAGGGAAAAAGAAGTATATATATCTGACAGTCCTCATGTATTATTTAGAGGAGCTTTACAATCAAGATTATTAGGTTCAACATTATATAGTGGTAGTGTAGAATTTACAAATGTAAATAGCTTTACAATAGCTGGGTTTTACCCAATGAGTTTCTATATAAATCAATATATACAAATAACTAATACTACATTAAATAACGGTATATTTAGGATAATAGCAGTTAATTATAATATAAGTAGTAATATAACTATTATAAATGTAGCAGAAGCTACAGTTACAGAAAGTGATGCTACTACAACTATAAAAGAATACATCTTTCAATTAGCTTATCGGTTTTATGATTCTATTGAATATCCTGTAGGAACACCTATAGGAACAATATTAGGCAGAAATCCAGTTGGAACATTATCTATTGTACAAGGACCATTTACATATACATTAATTCAAGGTGTATTTAATGTTACAATAGGTTCAAATACATACACTAATATAACTGGAAGTTTGGGGTATGGTGTATATACATTTACAGAGGGTGGTGGTGCGCAACAAATAGGAACATTAGTTACTACTGTAACAGGTAACTTAGCTACATATATTAGTGTAGCCACAAATGCTAATGGAACTATTTTAACAGCTTTGCCCACAACTGGAGATTATCCAATAGCAGGTTTATTGCCTTATGGTCAACATCAAAATCAGGCTGTGTGGAATCAGTTTAACAGGGTATTTAGTATATTTGAGGCAACCTGTGATGGTTTAGATACAGATAAAATAGATGCATTAGGACTTCCTGATTTGCCTGACCTTATGCATATGTACAGACAGCAAGACACACATCCAGCAACTTATAATAAGCAATTTAAATGCTTACATTATGAGCAAGATACTGACAACTGTGAGTGGTCAATTTATATGATT